AGAAATTATTAGTTGGGTCAAAATCATCATAGTATGGGCTGATATTTAAATTAGTCTTCTGTGGCATTTTTAAAATTCCAGGATAATTTTAACGTCTTCTTTTTGTCTGGAGTTCCTTGAAATAAGGGGTCTATTGTCAAGATAAATTATATCCCCTGATCCTTTATTTATTTCAGAATTAGCAAGACCATTTGTAAATTCAACTCCAAGATCAATAAGTTTAGATCCAGTTGGATTTGTTGTTATGCCACTGAATTCTGTATGAATTGATCCTTGGAAAGAACCAGAAGTTACTTTAGTTGAGGATGATTCAAAATCAAAATCTTTACCTAATGTACTTATACCAATATAATCAGTTTGATCATCGGTAGTTTGGTTGAAAGTTAGGGTCCTATCAACAAAGTATTTTAGAACCATTGTGTTGCTATCGTAAGAAGCAACATAACCTTTTGCAGTTCCACCAGCAACTAATTGTGTTATTTCATCTCCAACTGATGGAGTTCCAGTTACTGAAGAAAACTTAATAGCTCTTAATGAAGAAAACTCATTAGCAGTATAGAGAGAAGTTGATCCTATAGATGTTGGATTCTTTAAAATTCCAACTTGTGCAAATTTTGTATCTATAGGAAAGTCTTTAGTTGAATCATCAAATCTTGCATAAACTAAAACTTTATCTGCACCCAGTTCCTTATAGAGATCATATCCATGTCCTTTTGATGGTGGAATGATTGGTATTAATCTTGCATATTGGTTGAGACCAACATTGCCGTTGATATCACCAAGATCAACAAGTCCATAACTATACCCACTTCCCCCCGAGGAGATCGTTGCATCAGTGATTTTGCCACTAACAACATCTACAACGACTTTAGCGCCAGTTCCATCACCGATGATATCACATTCTTTACCAAGACCACCAGAATAATTTTCTCCTTGCCTATCTATATAAACTTTTTTTATTTGGTTTAGATATATATCAGAATTTGCGTTATCTCTAACAGCAGCAATTTGGGAATCTGTAGAAGATTCCCAAGAATTTGGTAAAGAAATATATTCAGTAGAATCAAACTTGATTATATCACTTGGAGTGACAGAAAATAGATATTTCCAAACATATCCATCACCACTTTCTCCAGCTTTGGATGGTTCTAAATCGGTAAAGGTTGGTTCATCTTGGGATGCATTTCCTGTGGTGTTTATACCAGAAGATCCATTAGATATACAAATATAAACCTTATAATCGGAATTCATCACATAGTAATTAGAATCATACAATCTTGTAGATCCTGTTACTGGAGATAAATTTTGATTCAATGGCGATCCAGAATAATCATGGCGATACATTTCATATCTTGTACCCCTAGTCCAATTAATTCTTCTTATTACTCTCTTCGCATTGATTGATGTCACTTTTTTACCAAACATCATTGTCTTACCGACATGATTCAAATCATTAAAACTGTCGGAAGGTGCTGGTGTATTATCATCCCAATTGGTAGATCTTCCAAATCCAACCTGAGTTGGATTGGGAAGACTTAAAAAGACGTAATATGAATTATTGGTAGTGTCATCAATCGAGTCTATAAAATTACTCGCATTTAATATTCTAAATTGATCTGTTACAATTGCCGCCATCGTAAATAGCTTTTTTCTATATTTATAGATCTTTTCTGAGAGACCCTGTATTTCTCAAACCAAATCCTCTTCTTTGAATTGTTGGGAAGGTGGTCAAACCTGAATTGAAAGTAAGACCAGTTACTCCTATCGAAATCGGAGATGTTGATCTTTCCATTCCAGATAATCTACCCCACGAGAATCTTCCAAGAGGTTCTGTAGAACTTCCAGTAATTGCTATTCCGACAGTAGATGTATCTGTTCTGATATTAGTCAAAATCTCAGCATTCCCACCAGATACGCTTATATCATGAATATAATATATGTTATCTAAGAATGTTGTCCCTATACTGACGATTGATGCATCTCCACTATCAACAGATGTTACTCCATGTCCAACTTTTGTATCAACAACACAAATTGGATAATTTACGGACAATCCAGTAAAGAATGAAGCATTTAAGAATAGTTTGAGACCTAATCCATGGCCACCAGTTCCAACAGTTGTTCCAATACCAGTAATAATTCCTGAGAATCCTTCAACAGTCGAAACATTACCAATGTTTTCATAATTTGGTGCTGGGAACTCTACTATTGCTTTTGGTGGTATGGTGTATCCAAGACCAGGATTTGTTATATTAGCAGTTCCACTTAAAGATCCATTAACGATGGATATTGTAGCAGTTGCTGTTGTACCAACACCAACTTTAATATGTGGTGGAGAAGAAATTTTAATGTCTACAGAAGATCCAGTATATCCAGATCCAGCATTTATAATATCAATAGATTGAACTGTTCCACCAGTAGAAATTACTGCTGTTACAGCAGCAGAAACTGGATCAACACTATCAACCATTAAGAGGTTGAATGAATCAATAACAATAGCAGATTCATTTTCTTCATAATTGAAGAAATATGCATCATCTACAAATATTTCATTAGATGAGTCGGAAACATTTTTAATTATCTTTGCTGTTGGATAAACCTGAGTCTCTATTGAATCTCTAGATTTAGAAACAAATTCATTTCCAATAATTTTATCTGCTTTTTGTTTCGACCAACTCAATGGTTTATACTGATTTTCATCAATTCCAGGTCCATTATAGAGATTTGTCTCCATAACGTCTGAACTTGTTATACCAACTACAGTTCTTGGATTTTGAGTTACAGTATCGGCATTTGCATTTTTTAATACCTGAACAACATCACCAATTTTAATAGTTTCATTTACATCTATAATATCCGAGTCAACTCCTCTAGTTCCTCTATAGAAGAATATTGAAACATTATCGGTTTCTTCTGGTGCTTCGCTAAAGGAGAAAGATGTACCCCCATCGAAGTTATAATTCACTCCAGGATCTTGTATAACTCCATTAACAAATATAATTAGAAGTGCATTTAAATCAATGTCCGCAGAATCTACATTTTCAGAATCTTTTTGGAAACTTATTAACTGGCTGTTGTAATATAATGGGAATCTAGTTCTCTTACCATCCTGCAAATTAGCAATACTATCAATATAATCTAATTCTCCAAATTGCCAAGCAGAGAATGAATCTGTAAATGTTTCAATAACAGTTAATTCAAATCCAGATATTGGTTCTGAGAGGTTTCTATCTGTAACAAGACCAATTGGTTTAAATACATCACCATTCCTAAATCCATATCCAGGTCTTGTTATATTGAAGGATTTAACTTCGAATAGTGTTGAACCAATTCCTGTAGTTGAACTTGCACCAACTTCTAAAGATAGTAACAGACCAGTTCCAGTCTCCGATGTTGTACCAATACCAAGTCTTGAAACTCCAGTTACAGGCATATTCTCATAAGATGGTGCAGAAACACTTACAAATGTATTGCTTTCTGCATATCCAGTTCCAGGGTTGTCGACAGTAAATGATAGAGATCCACCTGCACCAACAATAGCGGAAATATCAGCACCATAACCTGTTGGTGAAGTAACGGCGACACTAACTGGTCCAGCATACCCAGAACCGTTTATGTCGGTTGATCCAATACCAACAGCGGTGATAGATCCAGAACCATCAATAAACGCTGTTACAGAGGCACCAACTAGAGGTGCATACCCCAAACCGTTAGTAGATCCAAGTGAAATAATATATCCTCCACGAGGAAGTTGGTTTTGTTCGATATAAACGGGATCTATTACAACTTGACCATTAGAAGAGGTTATTCCTGCGAATGTAACACTAGTAATTCCAACTTCATCGTTTAACTCATAATCATTTCCTGCATTATTGTCAGTTGTTGGGGTTTGGAATACATCATTTATTAAAAGTATTCCACTTCCAGTAGATATTCCTGTAGTGTTTAGACCTGAAGACGTTAAAGTAAATGTTCTTCCAATTCCAGTAAATTGATCAGATATATCATCATAAATTACGTTTGAACTATAGTCTTTCTTGAGGAATACTCTTCCATTAAAGGAAGAGAATGCTTCTCTCAAATTACTCAAATTAATACCATTATCAGCACCACCTTTTGGTGGTTCTGTGAAGAATAATTTGCTTCCGGCAATATTGTAAGATCCTCTGTAAATTTGGAATGAAGTTGAATCTAAGTGACTAGTTGCCGAACTTCCAACAAAACCTCTGGATATATTAACAAGAGTTGTTACGCCAACATTATCAATAGGTCCAGTAGATGTTGTTCCAAATCCAACTGCAATAACCTTGACATATTCATCATCAATTTTCAAAATATCTGCGGGTCTAATTGATGCAATACCAGAGACTGAGATATATGTTGATCCAGAACTTACTTGACCACCATTATCAACGAGTGAATATCCAAGAGGATTGAATGCAATAGGATATTGAATTACACCATCAACAGATAGAACTACTTTTTCAATTCTCTTATGCATTTCTAACTGGTGATAATTACCAGTTCCTACAGATGTGAAAGTTACTCCTATTCCTGCAGCTGCATATTGTGGTGTGGTTGCTAATCTAAATTCATCATTTGTTACCTTGATTGCATATACAGATGATGGTAAAACATCAGTTGTACCTATTCCAACACCACCAGAAATTTCTGTCGCAGTCGAACCAATACCAACACTAGTAAATCCAACACCAATAATGCTACTATCTGGTCTATAGTTTAATCTTTCACCAGTACTAAAGAAGTGATCTTTGATTGTAAATGTTCCAGTTGCAAGATTTAAAACATTTGAGTCTGATGGATTAAATCTCTTTGCAAAGATTGGAGTTCCCTCATAATTTAATTCAAAATCTAATTTATTTGATCTATCACCATTTCTTGAGTTATAGAATGCTAGTTCAACTTCTTCTGTAACTGGTCCATAATTTAAATCTGGAGGAACATTGACAGTATCAGTCTCACTATAGAAAATTTTATCTAAACTTTGAATTTCATATGATCCACTGATTTCAGAATCTGGGTGGAAGACCAAATTTACATTAGATCCACTATAATTTCCAGAGAAAGTACCCATTCCACAAGTACTACCAATAGATAAGAATGGATATTGTGTTGTATAAACATCAATATTATCATGAACCAACATTACCTGATGAATAGAAGTTGTTTCTCCATATGAAACTCTTACTAAAGATTTGACTGATGATACTATAGTCTTGTCTAAAGAAAGAATAGTTGATGATGATGATGCTATTGAATTATTCGATTCAAATCGAACGCTTCTTTCAGATCCATCTGGTTGTGAGCTAGTTTTAAATCTATATGTTCCAGTCCCAACGGATGTTGTACCAAATCCAACGATTTTTCCTCTAACCAAGGTATCTGTTGTTGAGTTGTTAGTGTATTTGATTGATAATAGACCACTATCAACATTAATACCAAACGTTCCAATAAATCCAGATATAGGTCCTACTTTGTTATTTGAATAAACTTCTGATACGTATGAATTTTCTCCATCATGAGTTATTTCAAATTCTGCATAGTCCATATCTCCAGTCAATTGATTATAAGCCTGGAACTTTGCAAGAACGGAATTTATAGTATCTGTTGCAAATCCAACAAGAGTTTCTGTGATTCCAGAACCAACTAAAGCATTAGCACCGGTAAGATTTACAAATCCAACGGATTGTGTTCCAATTCCACCCAAAATTGAATTAAAGGATGAACTCAAAACCTTAATATCATAATCAGTATCAAACTTATCTTCTGGTGTAACTCTTATTGAAAGATTGCCAAAGACGTCCAAATATGATTCAATGTTTGCTACTTCTTGCTCTGTGCTATGTAATGATGTTTTTTCTAGAGTGATTGAATCTGAAGAACTGTTGAGAACTACCAACTCCGTTAATTGCCTATCATTTCCATTAGGATCTACTAGTTGAATTAAGAACTCAGAATATGTGTTGTCATATGAAACAACATCGACATAATCTTCGGTTATATTACTTTGGTTTCTAAACTGTGGACTAAAGTCATCAATTCTAACAACTCTGTTGGTATCACATCTAATATAATCTGCAAGAACTTTATTTTCTAATTTTAAGTACTTTGATTTCTTCCCATCGGTAGATACGTCAATATCAAGAACATTATCATAGAAATTGATAGTATCAACTCTCTTTTCTTCTAAGATGTCTCTAACTATAACAGAATTGGATGTTGCTGTACGAGAAGTACCAACATTTACAGAATTTTGTATTTCGGTATCTGCAAAGTTTTTCAAACCTGAAGTATGAAGAAGTCTATTTACTGGATTTGATAGATCCTCATAACTTACAGGACTCTTAACGCTGTAAGAAAGATTTTGATAATAATCATTATCTGGTAATACTTGATAATCTACATTCAACTTTCCAATATTATTTGACCAGTCATAATCCTTTCGGAGAGAATAGTCAATTTTAAATGTTCCTTTATTTTCTTTAATAGAAGAAATTGTTGCTAGTGTTCCTGAATATTGACCTTTAACAATCTCATCTTTTTGCAATGAATATGATCCATAAACTTTCAAATAATCATCGCCATACTCAGTTACAATCAAATCTCTAAGTTCAAAGTTAAAACCATTGAATGTTAATAGTTTTTCACCTTCAGAGAAAGAAGAATACTTATTTGTTACTTCAAATTTTGGATAATTGGCATAATTTATTATTGATGCATATAAACCTTGATTTGTTTTTGCAAGACCAGGATTAGTAGTAAATCCAGATACGTTAAATTCTACTGTTGCTGGATTTGTGTTCTGATACTTAGTTACGGTAAAGAAATTAAAACCATTATCTGAAGAATTTAATCCATTTCCAGTTGAAGGTATATTTTCAATACCCTCAACATAAATTCTATCTCCTTCAGCAAAAGGTGGATTTGTGTATCCAAAAACTGGAGTGCTAATATAGCAAGTAACCAATCCCGATGAAGATGATGCAATAGTGTTAATTCCTATACCATTTGTATTATCTACAGCGAATAGTTCAGTATTTCCGAAAGGTAATCCTTTGGGGGTTCTAACTATATCAACCTGAGTGATTGAACCCGTTGCTAAAACTGGTTGTAATAATCCCTCATCAATAATTTTGCGAGTTTCAGAATTAACTATAACTATTTGTGGAGCGGCAGTTAAATTTTTACCACCATCTCTAACAAATACTGAGGAAATTTCACTAGAATTTTTTAGTTTTATTTGTGGAGAAATATATGCTTCTGGTCTCAAAGTCAGATCTGAAGAATAACTAAACCCTTGATCTAGTATTGTAGTATTCTTAATTCTTCCAATAGTATTGGAATTTGGAGTAATTGATGCATTTTTTCCATCAACAGAAGTAATATCTACAAATGATGGGGTCTTCTTGTAATTAACACCACCAGAAAGGATGGATAGTTTATGAACACCACCTTTTTCATTCAATGAAGTTGTAGTATATTTTAAATTGCTGCAATTAGTTTGGTCATAATTTCTTTTCTCTGGATTTCTTGATAAAGAAACAGTAAAAGTCGTCGATCCAACGCTGGTAATTGGATAATCAATACCACCATACTTACTATCAACAAAATGTATTGAAGAATCGTTCTTAACAGTCTTATCCGAAGTACTAATATAACCAGATTTTTCTACATTGTAGAATAATGGGGATGGTATTGAAGAACTATAGTTCAAAGTTAAGTGTGCTTCAGAGGAAACACCTACAGTTCCAACTCCGGAAATTGTGAAATTGGATGTTTCTCCAATAGATACAAATTCACTAGAGAAAGTATTATTTGTATAAATTTTGAATTCAAATCCATTTAGAGAAGAATCTGATAGATCAAATTTTAAACTATTTCCCTTTACACATTCTATTCTTGGACTAATGTAACTTAATTCTTGACCAGATCCTCCAGTGCTTGCAATACTAACAACAGAAGGTGGATCTAATTTTAGATTATACTCAGTAGTAACTAATTGTATATTATTTTCGTCAACCCTATAAACATAATATCTACCTGTATTTAATCCAGAAGATATTAAATCACTAGAATCGTAGAATAAGATATCTCCAGTTAAATATCCGTGATTTGTTATATTAATTTTGTTTGAATCTACATTTATTGATTCGGATCCAAATCCTACAGTATCTACTAGTACCCTTTCTATAGATGAATTATATTTTACTCTTACATGTGTTGAAGTTCCAATACCAACAGTTTCTGAAGGAGTAATATTAAATCTTATCTTATCATTTCTCTTTAATTGATGATCTGTGGAAAGAGATACTGTAGTGTTTATCTTCTCTACCTTTGCTGTCAACTGATTATAATTTGTTTCAAGATAATATTCGTAACTATTGCTGCCATTACTAAAGAAGAATAGACCATCAGTATTTGTTGTCAAACCAACTAAAGTTGTCAAACCAATGTAATCTTTTGACTTGTTGATTACATACAATGTCTGAGAGGTTCCACTAACTGGTAAAGCAAACGGAGTTGCTAAAGAAGTTGCTCCAACAGAAATAGTACTTGCACCATTTGTATAGAAAGTTACTTGTTGGTTTGTCTTAAATGGATGATTTGGTATGTAAATACTTTGTGTTGGTACTGATACAACCTTAGCAACATCACCGATGAAATAATTGATTTGGGAACCAGCTCCAGTTGTAGATCCAATTCCAACAGAATTTACTGGATTAAAATAAATTCTATCATTAACTTTAGAGTCAAAATAATTTGAAGGTAAATTAATAGTAAATTCTGATGGTTTTGAAAGAACTGCTGTTGATATTGTATGAGCTGCTCCTGTTACACCTCTCTTTACCCTTAAAACTTTTTCTTGATCAAATATATTCAAAACGGATAGAACTTCTGTTCCAATACCAATAGTAGATCCAACGGATATATTGTTTAAGTTTCTGGAAACATAGATATCAGTTACCACTCCAGAAATTGCATTTGAAGAAACTTCTTTTATTAGATAAGTAGTATCTGTTGTTACTCCAATTTTATGTGTTTTAGATAAACCAGGAACAAAAGTTGACAGACCACTTATTGTTATGTTTTCCCCATCTACTAGTGTATGATTCGAGGTCGTTTTGATTTCAAGTTGATTTTTATTCTTCCAAACAACTACGACATCTTCATAAGTTTCTGTTTCTGTAACTAAGTTTATAATATTTTTTCCTTCTAAAGAAGAAACTGATGCTGTTAATCCACCACCCCCAGTTCCATCATCATTAAAGTTTGCAATATCACCTATCTTGTAATCTTCTCCAGATGAGATAATACTTAATGAATCTACAGAACCTTGTGTAACAGAGTCAATCCTAGTTCTTTGACTTACTATCTCATATGACTCTGGAATAAAATCGTTATTGATATCTTGCTCAGAAACACTATAAGGATATGTGTTTCTCATCAAATTTGAAGATTCGAAGTCAAATGCTTGGTTTAGTTTTTTGTTCTCTGCAATATACTTGCTCTTAAATGTGTTTCCAACAAAATATGGGAAACTAGGAACCAAACTATTTGTCAATAAATTTGTTGTAATTCCACAGAAGTATGCATAAACTCCATTTGGAAACTCTGGAGTTTTGCAATATCTTCCATTATGATCATCTAAATTTCCAGTTGAAGTGTATGAGTAATCCTCAACAAAGAAACCAGAATTAAAAGAAGGAGGTCTATTAATTACTCTTGATGGTAGCAATTCGTATCCAGTACGAATTAGAACCGGATCTGAATTTATATTTTCTGGATCTGAGTATCCATATGGACCATAAATTGGATTCCCGTCATATGCCCATCCAACTATTGGGGAGTGTTTGCTTCCGTCATCAATTAAAATTGAATTTCCAATCTGAGTTGAATAACCAACTAAACCATATTGGAGGCCACTACCAGATGGATGTAATATTTCATCACCAAATCTAGAATGATTATTAACAGTTAGAGATCTAACATTAACATCAAGAACCGCTCCCGATCCTGGAGGAACCACGGAGATATATGTGTTATCTGTATAACCAGATCCAGAGTTTATGACTACAACATCCGTAATTGATCCATTAGAAACAACTGCTCTTAATACAGCACCAGTTCCATCACCTCTAACAATTAGATCTGGAGCAGCATTATACTCCGTACCTCTAGCTAGAATAGAAACTCTTTCGATGGATCCTGCAGTAATTAAAGGTCTTAATTCTGCACTTTTTCCATTTTTTATTGTTATTGCTGGTCTCTTGTGAAGGTTTAATACAGTAGATCCATATCCAGTTCCAGAATCATACAAATATGCATCTACAATCTCTCCTCTAATAACTGGAGTTGCTGTTATTACACCAACAATACTACTTCCATAAGAAACATTGATATTTAAAGTTATATCTGGATAAGAGAATGTGTGATATCCAGTTCCAGGTGATTCAAATTTAACATAATTTTTACTAATGTAATTGGAACTTATAGTGCCACCAACACCAGCGTTAGCTAATCTAAAACTATCATTATTTTCTTTTAGAATATAATATTGATTTGATGTTGATAGACCAGTAATTACTGTTCCATCTGAAGAATAATTTACAAGTTCTCCACTCTTGAAATTGTGATTTTTAAATGTTACTAAATTCTCTGAAGTAGAAATTCCTGAAGAATTGACATTTAATTTTCTATTTGTATATCCGGATCCAGAATTTAGAACTTTTATCTGAGATATATTATTTTTACCATTAAAGACTCTAAACTTGTGGACACCACTATTTGCTATGGTTGTAAATCCAACAGTGTTTATTCCAGAATAATAATCTGTCTCTGATTGGTATAACTTGATAGTTGAACTATTAACAATTTCTGCAAAATATGCAGATCCATTAATTAAAGTTCTTCCTTGATCTGTGTTGGATGCACCAAAAGTTCCAATGCCAATTTCAGAATTTCCATTTTTGTTATATACGATTTTTTCACCATTTTTGAAGTTATGATTAGATAAAAATGTAATCGTCTCATTAGTTGAATCAATACCACCACCAGATGAAGAGATATCATTTCCACTGAAAGAAACTTCTCTATATCTTTTTCTTAAGACTGGCTCCAAAACGGCACCATTGCCGTTTCCACCAGTAATAGAGATTGATATTACATTCGATATATCAAAATCGGATGGATCTACAACTACCGATTTGACAGATCCAGAAACAACAGGTTGAATATATGCAGTTGTACCGGCAGATGGTGTAGATACCTCTATAGTTGGTGGGTTGATAACATCATAATTTGAACCAGAATTAAAGACTGTTACTTCATTAAGTGGACCATAGTATATTTTATTATCGGATTTATAATTAAATATTTCAACACCATTAACCATCATACCGATTGGTCCAACCTCAGTCTCGTCAATTCCAGAATCTAATAGATTTTTTTCTGAAGGAAACTTTCTAAAAATACTTTGTGGTTCAATCGATAAATTTCTATCTGAAGATAACGTAAATCTGTGATATCCAGAATTTGATGTTGGCACCCCAAATTCTAGATAATCATCAATGTCAATGAACGACCTTGATGAATAAAGTCTAATCTGATTTCCACCACCTACAACTCTAACATAGTAAATTCCTTCCTCAATGCCAAATAATGGTGCTAATTCTGGTTGGTAATAGACTTCATCACCAGTTAGTAAATTTACATTTGAATTAAAAGAAATTATGGAATATTTTGATGTATTGCTATTATATCCCTGAAGAGTAATATTTGCTTCTGCAGTATCAATCTGCTCGGAAATTAATTTTTCATTTATTTGATATGATGGTAATGAATTTGATGCAACATAATAAAATTCATTACCATCATTATAAGTGTTTTGTATATCTGATAGTACTAAATTATTTCCAAACTTAATATTTTGATTTGAACTAGATGCTGTTTTTACAACTCTTCTTAAATCATAATATCCACTTAGTGTGGATAAATCAAATCCACTAAGATTATCTAAAGTAACTTCTCTCTTTGTGTAGTTGATATTACTGACTATTGCGCCACTAAAAATTGGTGTTTGTGTCTTTGAACCGACTATCTCGACAGTATCACCAACTTTTAATGAAGTTTTATTTGGATTTCCTTTTAGAGTATATGTTGATGCTGTTTGTGCAGAATCAATGGCAAATCTTGAGCTGGTATTGTAAATCCATGAATTAAAGAACTTTTCTTTAATTCCATCACCATTAAATATTTTTTCACCAACATTTCTTACAAAAATTTCTTCTCCCTCAATTGCAGAAGAAATATCAGACTTAGTTTCAAAAGATGACAGAGATCCGGTAATTTTAAATTCTACCTTCTTTGAAGTATCGCCATTTTCGTATCCAAAATAGATATCATCCGAAAATATGTCTGATGCTACAGTTATCTCATTTTCAATTCCAAGACAACCAAAGAATTGATTGATATTTTTACTAGAATATGTAATTACATTATTATTTGCTAGTAAAGTTCCTGTTTGTGCAAATCCAATAGTTGAATCTACCGTGATAATAGACGAACCAGCAGAAACTGTTGTTAAATTTTTAGTATTTGGTGTAATTTTAAAAGTTCCATTAATAAGATCATCATCACTAAATCCAACAAATAGACCAACCTTATAATAAGTTTGAGCGTAACCAACCTGTCTGTTTCTTGTGAATATCTCAACTTCTGAGACAGAACCATTTGTATTGAGATCTTTTGATTTTACTATAGTTTGTCCAACTAATTTATTTGGATCCCCAGAAATTGGTTCTATAATTATAACTTCTCTTCTTAAGAAGTTTGCTGAGGATGGTTTTAGTAAGAATCCTTCTAAATCAACTATCTTTGGCGTTACACCATATAAAACATTAAAAAGAATTCTAAAGGACTCTTCTGTTCCTTTTGACTCGTAGAAACTTCTAGATTCTTTTATAAAGTTGCCAACATTTAAGTTGGATACAAAATCAACATCCTCCAACCCAGGAGTTAGTGAATATTTTAGTTTTTTATAAAATTCTTTTAAAAATAGGGAACTTAAATTTTCTACTCTAGAGTTTGACTCATGACTTGCGCTAGAGGTAGAAGAAAATTGTAATTCATTTTGATTTGAATCGGATCTATATGATGTAATACCACTAAATCCACGAACACAACCAGTAAAACTATTCGGAGTTATTCCAGTATATGTGATAATTTCATTATCAATCTTTAATAAACCATATTGTGTAGGGAATCCCTTTGTGGAATTTACACTTATGACATCATCGGTTTCGGTTATTTGACTTTGTAGTTCTGTAAATCCAACTATTACATCTGGAGTTAGATTATCTAATTTTAAATATTGATCTAAATTTTCACTAATATCTACAGGACCACTCTGATATTCCTGAGAAATATAGTATTGCTTTAAAAAATCAACTGCCTTTGGACTTTCAGATAATATAAACTCAGGTAGTTGATTTTCAATAATCTGCTGTACTTTAACTCTAGTCTCAAAACCCGTTGTTATCATATTATCCTCTTGTTAATTCTCCGTTTGTATAGCTTGAAGTAACCTTAAATCCAACTCCAGATATCTGCTCACCAGAAGTAATAGTATCTTTTATCATATTTATTGAACTATTCGAAATGTCAAAATTCAAATAAAGATCCTTTAATCCAATAACATCATTTGATTCTGGGAAAGCCTGAATTTCAATAATATTGTTTGGTTTATCAGTTGAGGTAATGTTTATAGTTCCTATTATTATCTCACCTTTTACATAATCTACTGTTCCTGCAGATTTAACAACAACTACATTTTTATCATTTTCCAAATCTCTTCTAACTACAGAGATAACACCAGTCAAACCATCAGCATTTGGAGTATCTGTAAAATATACCGTCTGAGATGAACCAGAAATTTTAAATCCAGTGGTCTTAATATTCATCCCCTTTGGATTTACATGGAATCTATTACCATAACACAATTCATACTGAGCAAATTGATTTGTTAGTGCCTTTAAGTTCCTCCTAATTCTAACTTTTGTAATATTAGATGTTATTGCAGTATCAATACCATCAATCACACCTAAAACTTTACTATACTTGAATCTACCACCAAACTTGTTAATATCTCTAGATTCTCCATACACTTCTAAACCATTAATAACTTTGGTTTTCAAATCATTAACATTAGTAACTTGTGATGAATTATAATAAATTGAAGAATCTAATTCAACATACAATAACTTCAAATCAAGTATTTTTTGATTAATTCCTGTCAGAGAATAATTTTTTAGATTTGAAAGAATTTGTTGTTTATCAAAATCAGATACAAATTCTCCATTTTTTGGTTTAATGGTAATAAAAACGGTTCCAAATTGTGGTGGATCTAGTTCTTCTCCACCAACTACAGAAACACTTTCTGTGTTTGGATAAATTGATTGTATAATCGATTCGTAGTCCCTTCCAGTAACCGCTCTATACTGTGCAGAGTACAGTCTAGGGGCAAAGTACTTAATAGAATCTATAGATTCAATGTCGCCGCCGTTAGATGCCGCAGAGATCGTTGTTATTGTTGGGGTTGTGTTTGGAACAACAACATCATTAGCATCCAATCCTCTCAAACTACCAGAAAAGGAGAATTGTGATGGTCCATTACCATCTTTTCCGTCGGTTATAATATAGGTAACTGTTATAATAGTACCATCTTCCAACTTTTTACCAAAAATACCATCGCCAAATAGAAGTTCATACTTCTCATCTTGAACTTCTTGAATTAAATATGTCTCCGAATCTGACTTTACGTTTAAGATGTTATCAACTTTTTGGTATTGAGGTCCTAGACCAACGTCAGAAAGACCTTTTACATATACGACAATAGTTGAAGTATCAATAAATGAATTATCAAGCAAGAATCTCTGGTCTAGTGACCCATCAACAACAAATTGCTTGCTTAAAAATGTTCCTTGATATACACTAATTGGATTTTGAGATGTTCCAAAACTAGCAACACCATTAACAACTGTTGTTGTTATATTTTCTGGAACAGAAAATACATAAGAAGTGTTATCAACAGCACCAACGCACACTAGACCCGCTTGTAAAGTTACTGTTGGGTTTGATGTGGTAGTTTGCACATTAAATGCGATAGATGCCTTAGAGGCGGTTCTAGAGCGAGGTACGTATCCTATGTTTCTCGCCAAAGAAACCACATTTTCTCTAAGTGTTGCTGAGTCCAGAAAAGACTCATTAACAATCATATTAGAGTTGAATGCAGTTATATAAGTATTATACGCTAACGTATCAATTAAGACTGAGAAATTAGATCCTTCAAAGTCAAAATCCGTGAATGTTGAATTAGCACGGAGATAATCTTTGATAGATTCTCTTATTTGATCAAAGTCTAAGTTAGAAAACTTGGTAAAAGGCATTTTATCTTGTTGCCTCTAATATGAATGTGAACTCCTGGGTTGGAAACTCCTGTCCTACGATGTCAAAGATGATTGTCGCTTCAAATTCATTAGTATCAGGTCTTGGAATAACCTCAACCTGTACATTTTCGACTCTTGGTTCAAAATTTTCTATTGTAATCTCAATTTGTCTCTGAATAATAGAAGCAGTACCATAATCAACAAAGTCAAACAAACTTGAACGAACCTCTGACCCTAAAAGTGAGTTAAAAAACCTTTCCGTTGGAATGGTTTCTACAAGATTCCTTACGGATCTCTTGATTGCATTCTCATTTTTAAGGATTGTCATGTCCTTTGTCACCGGATGGGGATCAAAGGATAAACTAATATCTTTAAATGATCTAGATATCCTTTGAATTGCCATCTGAACGAGAGTTTTCTTGCCTTTATTTATGCTTACTCATGCCATCTTTCAACAAAATCATCAAATCCGTGGGGTCCACCACATGGACGTTCTAGACGATCGTCTGGAATTGGGTAGAGTTCTTCGTTTTGAGTGATTTTTCTTTGTTTTGCTGCTTTTCTAAGGTATTTTTCACTTTCTACTTCTGTAATAAGGGTCATTCCATTCTCTATGAACAGATTTCCCTTGTCAACTTCGTGATGGTTTCCCATTTTAGCTCCTGTTTCGTTAAAAACAGAACTTTTAGAGGGGTTGCTATCCCTTATCTCTATTTATTTTCACGTTCTTGGGCAGTTTTCCAGTGATATTCATCCTCATTTCCCATCCCAAGACGATCATAACCACACTCTACCTGATACCATTGGGTTGAAACCTTAAAGTCAGGCATTTTTGGTTCTTTTGGAGTCAAACTATTATCAAAAATGCGTAATCTGTTGTTTGGATACAGTGCATATTGTCCATTATTGAGTTCAATTAGGTTATGTGACTTGTGTTCTGCTGGATTTTCACTCGTTGCCCAGTCAACCATGTCTGGATCGCGGTGATAATTGTCTATTGTGCAGACATAAGTGCCTTTTTGAATGCCGTGATCACGTGTATAGCACTCAAAATCCATACTTCCAATGAATTTCTTGTCAATACTTACCACACCATAGTCCATACAGTTCCAAAACTGTAGATTTGGAAGATCCATATCAGGATCTGGTGTTTCTGGTGATGAAACAAACGCACTGATGGGCAATTTATCATACATTGCCGCATATTCAGGCAAATATGTCTCAAAATAAAAAGCGCGTCCAGGAATCGACTTTGCCGAAACCCAAACGCCCTTTACAAATTCACCATGTCCGCTTTGATGATCTGTTAGATACTCTTTACGAACCCATACTTCAAGTGAGGGTAAGTTCGTAATTAAACAAGACATGTGACAAATTTACTATTCTGTTGTTATTTAACCCTTACCTTGACCACGATATGCTTTACGTGCTTTGTTGCGAGACGACGCGGCATACTTAGTATTCGTTCCGCTTCCTTGCCGAGACTTTTTGGGTTTCCCGGGCACATAACCGCCACCTTTACGCATAGCCATAATTAAATCTCCGTGTAATCGTTGAACATTTCAGTTTGAATTTGTTTTGGACTAGGATGACCTGTCTGATAATACTCTAAGGACAGGTCATCCATAATAGCGAAGTATTCTTCCTCTGTCAATGATTTGTGGGCTATACGCCCTTTGATGAGTATATTGTACTTCGTTGCCATCGCATCAAATAACTCTTGTTTTTTCGTGACCAACGCGGATGCGAGGATCACACCAGATTTCAAAGCCAGCTTCTTTTGCATCCAGGCAGAAACTTACATCTTCTCCACACATATCCTGAACCTCACCAGATTCAAAGACTTGCATCTTCGGAGCAAACCAAGGATACTGCATACCCTTATCTTCGAATACACCATTCTTGATGAGCAACCATCCAAAACCAGTGTAATCAACAGTGAAGGGCTTACGACGCTTCTGAATGCTATCAAGAGTCTCGTGATTCATGACTCCACCGTTATTGCGGAAGTCATCCTCCTCTAACCAGTGAGCAACTGATGTGGTGTGACCATCTTCAGTGCAGTACCAACCAGCAGCAATATCCTTTTCCATTAGAACAAGTTGCCAGAACTTCTCACTATTGAAAACAATATCACTATCGATCCACAGTTGCCAATCGTAGTTCAGTTTTCCATCCCAAGGTAGTTGATCTGGACCACGCAGAACATTAGCACCAAGGCACTTACAGCGTGCAAAATTCACCATGGAACTATAGTCCTGTGAAATCTGAATACTGGCACCTGCTTGTACGAGATCAAAACAGAGCTGTACAAAACTCTTCAAATATGTGTAAGAAACTCCTCTTCCTGGGAGACAGAACACAACCGTTTTGCCCCTTACAAGTTCTTTTGCTTTTTCGTAGTCCCACTCAGGTTCTTCCCGAGACGGCATGGGGCTCTTTGCCTTTACAGTAAATCCTTTAGCCATAATAGAGCGTAATTACTTCAGTATCATACAGTATTATGTATAGGTTGTCAATTGCCCTCTATTGAAAATCTCTCAGTCTTGTTCGCTGAGCAGTACTTCACTACCCTCAACGGCAAACCCAATCTCCGTATCCTCATACCATGAGAGCTCGTTGATAACCCACTCAGGGATAACTAAAAAGTACTCTCCCGTCACTGTATCGACTTGGATAGGTTTCGAACTACCTCCGGAATTTTTTCGCATCTCTTAGATTATCGAACCTCTTTCTGTCTTTTATATAGCGAAAAATTTTTTAGACCCCCTCGGTAATTCCTTTGCGTTTTAGATTTAGAGGGCGATCGTAACACTTTATAGATTAGGGGATCCTATGCGTTTTTAATATACAAGAACGCGCCCCATAAAAAAAGGGGGCACAACGCCCCCAACTGCTGGTCACGAACGAATG